AACTTGTTGCATTATCTGTTTGTGCGCGTCCAAATAAGCCGCATCACTTTCACCAAGATTTTTTGATCGCGCCCCTTGCGCTTGCTGCAGCCATTCCACGGCAAGCGTGATTGGCGATTCTCCCTTTGACAAGGTTTGACCGCGCACGGCCCGAAGGTATGCCGAGGTCATAATCACTCTACGAGTATGACTTACCATTCTTATCCCCCCTATGCTCGGAACCCAGAGAAAAACCCCCCTAACCCCCACAATGTGAAGGTGTCGAGAGGTTCCGGTTATGCCCGTGTACCCGTCGATATAACCCGCCCCGGCGATTTAAGCAGCCCGAAGTCGTGGCTTACGCCAACCGGAATTGCACCGGCCCCGCTGCCGACAGATTTAACCCGTGTCGAGGGGCGCGTGATGGGGTGTTTGACACAACTAGAACAGCCGTGTAAGAATCCGACCACGCAACTTAGCCGTTCAAGCGTAGAGCAACCAGATTGCTCCGTCAACCCCCGCCAAGTGCGGGGGTTTGTCGTTCTAGGGGGAGGTGGGGCGGCTCCGGGTGGTCTTGCCACCGCCGACGGGAGGATGGAACGCCAGCGCGGACAGAGCCGCCCCGATAAGGTCACTCTACAACAGTCGCCGGGATCGCGCCAGAGGCGATTACAGCGGTTTCAGGCGCAGCAGGGGCAACGGCTGCAGCAGCCGCCAGAATCTCCCTGCCGCGCTCCTCACGATGCGCCGGGATGCGTCCGTCACGCTTCCACTTCAGCACGGCGGCATCCGTAACGCCGAACGCTCGGGCTACCTTGCTCTGCCGTCCCAACAGGTCGAAAAAAGGCTTGATATCCATAAAGGTTCCTCGGTGGTTAAACCCCCGGACTTTACCCCCGGCAAGGGTAAAAGGCAATCATTCCGTTTCGGATGCAGTCGGTAAAGAAACCCCTTGCAACGGGTAAAGACTCTGGTAACCTATCCCTGTCGAATCAATCCACAGATAGGAGCAACGACATGAACACCACCCGCACCGAAATTAACGGTCTCACCATCGTCACGTTCCCCGAGGTCGTTCATACCAACACTAGCGCCCGCCACGATAACGGTTGCATCGGCAAAACGCAGCGCATCGAAACCTACGACGGCGACACGCTGTTGCGCGTTGAGCGCGTCGAGTTCTGGTACACGGCGGGTCGCCTGACCCATGTAGACATCCGTCCCATCGCCGCCTAACCCACCCTCGGCGGGGGACTGCCAACCCCGCCTTTTCAGGAGCAACAGATATGCCCGCTTACTACGAATGGACGGTGGAACTCATTGAGGACTACCGCGACGGCTGCAACGATATTGTTGACAGCAACCACTTCAACACTTACGCCGATGCCAAGCGTTACGCTGACTCGCTGACCATCCCGTACAGTCACTACATCGACATTGGCGTGGAGCGTCGGATGTATGACGCGGACGGCGATTTGATCAGCACCGCTTGGGCGTACATTGAGGACGGCAAGTTGCCCGCCTTCTTTGAGGATGCCTACGGGCGCGTTGCCGTCAAAGTCCCGGCTCGGTTTCACAAGGAATTGCAAGCCTAACCGTCAATCATTAGGAGCAACAAATATGTCTACCTATACCCTTGAATACGACTTCGCTGACGGCCTGACCTGCATGGTCGAGGCCGGTGTGACGGAGGGCGAGTGCCACGACCCGCACATCGTTGCTATCGCCCTCGACGATGGCACATGGCACAAATTGCCGTCGAGCATCGCCGTGTGGGATGACAAACTTGCCACGGCGTTTGAGGAACACGCCGACACCGTTAACCGCGAGTGGGCGGCGCAGGAACAATACGAAGCCGAACGCGCTTATCGCGAATCGCTTTACATCGACTAAAGAGGATGACCATGACGTACCGATCAATGGCTGACCTGCTGGCCGAAAACGCCAACCTGCAGGCCGCGCAACAGGAACTCGCCGCGATGAAACTCGCTTTTCTTGCCCTGCGCGTTGACCCCGTGACGCTCAATCATCGTGGGTCTGACTTGTGGGCGCAGTTTGAAACGCTGCGTCCGCTTGCCGAGGCTTGCGACTTGGGCGCGGCGTTCGACCGGGCGATGGCGCACCGCGACCAAGCAAGCATGGACGATTTGTACCGCCACTCAATGAACGTCGATTCTGACTCCGCCCGTGCTCTGGCTGACGCCGCAGACTGGATGGGGACTTGGGTGCGCGAGGCACAGCAGGCGTCCGTGTCGTTTCGTCGCGCTGCGGGTTACATTGCGGACGCGCAACGGGTGGTGCGATGACCCGCGACGAGGCGACCCGAGCCGCTATCCTGCTCGGACTGATCGTGGCGCTTGTGCTGATTGCCGCCTACCTCGTCCCCTGCGGCGACGGCGGCTGCACGGTCGAGGAGGTGCGCCGTGGATGACGGGCGGCAGCAGCAAGAAAACGAGGAGCGCCGGTACTTTGAGGAACTGGTGTTCTTGAAGTGGACGCAAGCCGACATCGACCGGCACCGCGAGTTGCTTGCGGAACTGCGCGAAATGAACGACAAGGCAAAGAGGATGTTCAAATGAGCGAACTGCTGAAAATCAACGTAAACGGTCACGTCGAAAAGAAAGGCAACTTGTCTTACTTGTCGTGGGCGTGGGCGTGGGCGGAAGTGCTGAAGATTGACCCCGGCGCGTGGTGGAACTCGCACGAGTGGAACGATCGCCCTGCGATGTTTCTGCCGGACGGAACCGCGATGGTCAAGGTATCGGTTGAGGTGAAGGGCAACACCAAGACCTGCGTCCTGCCGGTGATGGACAACAGGAATCGCGCCATCGCCAACCCCGATGCCTTTGCGATCAATACCGCCATCATGCGCTGTCTTGCAAAGGCGATTGCGATGCACGGGCTTGGCCTTTACATCTACGCGGGCGAGGACTTGCCCGAATCGGAGAAGGTCGAGCCTAACCCCGAGGTGTTGGCGCAGATTTCGGCGGTAGGTGACTCGGCGGCGCTTGTCGCCCTCTTTAAGTCGCTTGACCCCGCTATCCGCGCCGTTCACATGGACGCATTTACCGCCCGCAAAAAGGAACTGGCCTGATGGAACAGCGCACCGACGAATGGTTTGCCGCAAGACTTGGCAAGGTCACGGCCTCCCGCGTGGCTGATGTGGTCGCCAAGACCAAGAGCGGCCCTGCAGCCTCCCGCGCAAACTATATGGCTGACCTTGTGGTGGAACGGCTGACCGGGCAGAGGGCATCCTCGTTCACTAGCCCCGCGATGGAATGGGGGACGGAGCAGGAGCCGAACGCCCGCGCCGCCTATAGCGCCAAAACGGGCGAACTGGTCGAGGAAGTCGGGTTTATCGACCACGCGACCATCGCGGGATCGGGCGCGTCCCCTGACGGGCGTATCGGGGGCGAGGGGTTGGTCGAGTTTAAGTGTCCTGCGACCGCTACGCATCTGGAATACATCCTTACGGACACCGTGCCGGGTAAGTACGTCATCCAGATGCAATGGCAGATGGCGTGTACGGCTGCGGCGTGGTGCGACTTCGCATCCTACGACCCCCGGCTCCCGCCGCACCTTCAGTTGTTTATCAAGCGTGTGCTGCGTGATGAAAAGCACATCGCGGAACTGGAGGCCGAAGTGACCAAGTTTCTTTCCGAGTTGAGCGACAAGATTTCTAAACTGCAAGAGGTGAAACTGTGACTTACGACAACACTAACAGCGGTGTTCTGTTCAGGAACGACAAGGGCGACAACCCGAAGCGTCCCGATTACCGGGGGTCTGCGAACTGGAACGGAGCCGAGTTTGATATCAGCGGATGGGTCAATGAATCCAAGAAGGACGGCAAAAAGTTCTTGAAACTCAAGTTTGAGCCGAAGAAAGCCGCGCCAAAGGCGACCCGCGCCCCGGTGATGGACGAGTCCGACCCTAACGACGATATCCCGTTTTGATGAAACGCGTTTTCCCCAAAGGTACTTCCGCTGACGCGATGGCAGCAGCCGTCACGCGCATGGTTCAGGGGCTTGCCCCTGACCGTGCGTGGTCGGTGGAGGTGGTCGAGTGGAAGAAGCCCCGCACCAATCAGCAAAACGCCTACCTTTGGGGTGTCGTTTACCCGATGGTGTTAGAGGCAGGCGGCGAGGCGTTAGCCGGGTGGACGCGGGATGACCTGCACGAGTATTTCTTGGGCGAGGTGTGGGGGTGGGAGACGCTGGAGGGTTTCGGCAAGAAACGCCTGCGACCCTTGAAGCGCACTTCACGCATGACCGCAGCGGAGTTCACGGAATACCTGCACGGCATCGAAAACAGGCTGATGGACTTGGGTATAGGGCCGCTACCGGAGCCGATATATGACCAACTTGCGTAAAGAGGCACGGGGCCGGGGCTGCATGGTGCGTATCCCCGAGGTCTGCAACTGCAACAGCGAGACGGTGGTGCTTGCCCATGTGCGGATTGCGGGGATATCCGGCATGGGGCTGAAGGCACCCGACCTGCTCGGGGCGTGGTCATGCTCGGCCTGTCACGATGCTATTGATCGGCGGGCGCACCTTGACCTTGACCGGGACTATGTGCGGCTATGCCACCTTGAGGGCATGGCGAGAACGATTAACCAACTGCTAAAGGAGGACTTGATATGACCAAGACACAGGACGCCCGGATACTGGCTTACCTGCAGACGGGCAAAGCCCTTGACCCAATGACCGCGCTGCGGCGGTTTGGGTCGTTCAGGCTTGCATCGCGCATCTGCACGCTGCGGATGGCGGGGCACAACATTGTTACCAACCGAGTCAGCAAGGGGGGCAAGTCATGGGCAGCGTACCGGATGGCGTAACCCCTCTCGACCAGTTGTGGCACGAATGGCGTATGCTGAAACTGCGCCTCGCGGCATTGGAGCGGGAAATCACCCGGGTCGAGGGCGGCGGTAAGCCTGCCATGCGCGTGGCTGATGCGCCCCCTGCGTGGGTTATGCGCGGCGCTGAAATGCCAAAGCGGGAGGCGCGATGAAACTTACCGACCGGGAGTTGGAAACGGCGCTTGCCGATCTGCACGGGCTGATTACCACGCACAACGGCATCGTCGGCACCCTTGCCCACCTAAAACGCGAGGTTGCCACCCTTGAATCGTGGCGCGTGACTGACCTAGAGGCTATCCGCGAGGCAGACGCCACCGTGTACCGGCTTACGGAGGCATTACGGGCGATTTCGCGGCTTCCTGACCCTGCGGCAAGGGCTATTGCGGAGAACGCTCTTGAACCGTCTGCATGAGTTTCTGTGGGTAGTCATCCCGACCGTTGCGGCGGTTTGGTTGGTCGCTCTCGTCTGCTTCATTATCTACGGGCTGATGAAGAAATAACCACTTCGGAACAATCTTTAACCACGGGTGCAGAATGAACGATAAAGTAAAGGCTACGGACACGAGTCTGGAGGCAATCGGACGGGCTATCCGCGATGCGCGGCGCGACGAGGCGCAGGCAGTTGCGGAGGTAGGCCGGTTGACCGAGCGGCTTGCGTTAGCGCAGGAAGCGGTGAGAGCGGCGCAGAATCGTATTGCGCTGCTGCACCACGACTTGCGAGACAGGGCAGAGAAGGGTTAAACACAAAGGAGGATGGATTATGACGATCAACGACGGCGGCCCGGCGTTTCCGAGGCACGCATACGACGGGCACGACGGCATGACCCTGCGCGACTATTTTGCGTCTCAAGCGACCGACGCTGACATCGCAGCGATTCGGGCTCGGCACGAACACGAACTCGGCACGAAGATCACGCGTGAGCAGGTGCGGTACATCCACGCCGACGCCATGCTGCGGGCGCGGGAGGTGAAGCCGTGAGCGCACTTGAAAGGCTGCTAGCGTGGGTCTGGCGCAGGTTTATGGCGTGGGCAACAAAGGAGGTGAAGCCGTGAGCGCGAAACTGAACGAAATGTGGGCCGCGCTAAAGGCGCACAAGCCTGCGCCGGAGTATGCCGAGGCGTGGGCGACGATGTGCCGGGAGCGAACATCGGCGGCGGCGTGGGCGGCGTATCGCGCAGCGCCCGAACTGCCGTTTGGCTTGTGGGCGAGCGCGGCATGGGATGCGGCGTGGGCGCTAGGGGAGACAGATGCGGCGAAGGCTGACCGCTACGCCCAACAGGCCATCGACGAGATCAATCGGGAGGTGAAGCCGTGAGGTTGTTTTTCGTCGTGCTACTGCTGCTTCTTATTGTCGGGCTGCTTGACGATATCGCAACATCCCTAGAAACCATCGTCAAGATATTGGAGGTGAAGCCGTGAGCGATATGACGGACGACTTGGATTGCTACGACGAATGGGATGCGTTTGACCCCGATCCGTTCAAGACGGTCAGGAAGCGGGAGTGGCTTACCAAAGAGGCGTATTACCCAAAGGCCAATCCAAAAGCACGGGGCGCGGTTCGCATCTGCGACATGACCGACAAGCACCTGTTCAATGCGTTCAATCTGACCAAAGACGAGACGCTGTTTCAGGAAATGGTGTGGCGACTGTTTGAGCAGCGCATCAAGGAGGTGAAGCCGTGAGCAACATCACCCTGCCCCGCGCCGATGCCGAACAGATACGGGCTGCATTGGTCTCGGGCGAGAAACTCTTTGCCGCCCTCGCCGCCCTTGACGCCGCGCTCGCGGAGCCGGACGCCAAGCGGGAGCCGTACACCCTCGCTGACCTGTTTGCCCAGTTCGCCGCGAAACAGAGGCCGCTAGACGCTGATATGGCGGCAATCATAAACGCAAACCTTGACAGCCTATACATCACGGATGAACCCGCAGCCGCGCTCGCGGAGCCGGTACACCCCGGATACATTATCGGCTCTCATTGGTTGGAAACCGCCTACAGCCGCATCGCTGCGGGCGAGGCCGAGGACGCGGTGCTGGCTGAGGTACTGGGCGAGAGGGGGTGGGCCAAGCCGGAGCCTGCGACGGACTCTGAGATTGTCATCGCGGGAGATGAACACGCGCGAGACCCGGAGTACCTGCTCGACTTCCGCGACGGCTTCCGCGCCGCCGAGCGGTTCCACGGCATCAGGAAGGAGGACAAATGACACGCGAGGACATTATTGAACTGGCGCGAGAAGCGCAGACGCATGACCCCGGCTTTTCGGTGTGGATTCTGTCCACGCCGCATATAGAGCGCATCGTTAACCGAGCGGTCGAGGCCGAGCGGGAGGCGTGTGCGCGGGTGTGTGAGAACGGATTGCCGATTGCGTCGAGCATGACCGCGTTGGATGACATGGAAATGTGGGGCGCGAAGTTCGCCGCCGCCATCCGTGCGAGGGAGAGCAAATGACACGCGAGGACATCATCCGCATGGCGCGGCAAGCCGAGGATTACGCCGATACCATCTACGAAAAAGGCGAGTATCACCCCGGATGGTTAGAAGTCCGTGATACCCACTTCGCCGCCCTCGTCGCAGCAGCCGAGCGGGAGGCGTGTGCGCGGGTGTGTGACAAACGCGGAGAGCAGTCGAGGGTTGATGGGTGGTACAGGCAGTCAGACGCGGAACTTCGGTGCGCCGACGCCATCCGTGCGAGGGGGAGCAAATGAACCGTGGGGATCAGGTAGTCGAATACGCCACCCGTGGGGTTATCATCGCCTTTTTAGCGGGGCTGCTCGTATGGCTGTTGGCGTGATTTGCGATACCTGTTTCTGGTCGGCAGAGATTACCCGGCGCACCGGCAAGATATGGTGTTCGCACAAGGACTGGCACGGATGGATGCAATACCCCGCCTGCAAGGGGTCAGCGTGGAGGAACGATGAACGCCCCTGATTTCGACAAAATCATCTCGGGGCTGTTTCAGTCCCTACTCGTCTGCACCGCCATCGTGTTAACGTTTTGGGGATTACTTAACTTGTTGTCGTAGACCTGTTAAGTTTTTGCCGATTACTTAACTTTTTGGCGTAGATAGGTCAGGTAGTCCGCGCCTTCTTCCGGCTCCCAAAACACCTTCACCATGTCCGGATGCGTGGCCGGTAGGCGAGGATTAATGACCGTTACCGCACAAGGCGAAAGGGCATTGTCGCGGAACCCTTTATCCCGCGCATAACGGTCGTAGACCTTGTATGAGGCGACCTTGATCGTGTGCATGGTAATCCCCTGCACTGGGTCTTTTAGGACGCTATAGGCGCTCTCGTGCTTGTGCCCCGCCACATAGATGTGGTCGCGGGTACCCATCAGCGCCGCTTTCATCGGGCCATGCGCGGGGTTCCAAATGCTCGACCCGGCAAAGTCGTGACGGGCGTTTACCCGCACCTCTGCGCCGTTGCTAAATTGCAACGCGATACGCGCTTCGGACGCTCGGTACATAGCGCCATGCTGCTTTGCAATCCACCGCAGCGGGTCGCCTGCGCCTGACCACAAATCATGGTTGCCGCCGATCATGTAAAGCCACTTGCAGCGCCCGATGAACCACTCTGCAAGTTTCCACGCTTGCGCCGCGCTCGTTGTCTGGTCGGCATATAACCGCGCCAGACGCCCGCACCAGTTGTTCGTAGTGTCGCCCACGTTGCAGGCGAAAAGCCCCGGTGTAGCGTTTACGAGCGCCGTATGACGCTCTAGCGCCTCAATGTCCGTGCCGTCATCGTCAACGTGCGGGTCGCCAAAGTGAAGGAGGCCGACCGGCAGCGAACCCTTGACCTTAACGGGTATCAGTTTCGATGCTTCTTCGTGATCGCGCTTGTGGTTAAACTTGCGCTTGCGCTGCTCGACCAGTTCCTCTATTGACACGTCATCGTCGGGGATGGGCGTAAAGGTCAGTTTTTCCTCAGCAGCCTTTTCTGCCTCACGCAGCCGCGCAAGATGGGTCATCAAGTTGCGAACATTTAGCCCCAACTCGTTTGCCGCACGCTGGCGGTTCCCGCCGTGCCGCGCTACCGCCGCCAGTATTTCCTCGTCAGACGCTTTACGCTTCACGCGACACCTTGATGCCAAGTTCTTTACGGCGCTTAGCGGTGTTCTTTTCGTCACGCGAAGCACGCCACTCAATGTGACCGTCGTTCATCCGATATTCCTCCTTATGAACCAAAGCACAATCGCAGCACTCGTGGTGCGTATACCCACGGATGCGGTACCACGCGCCGTCCGATATTTGAACGGGCGTGTATTTTACTTTGCGCGGCATGACGAAATATCCCGAATGGCGCGGAGTTTGTCATGCGTGACGCTGATACATTGCAGCGCGTCAAGATACGCCAACGCAAGGTCGGCGTTAGTCTCTAGTTTCGGCTCCTGCAGGTCGCACGGCTCCGTCAAAACTACCGGGATCGGCGGGCATTGCTGCACCACGGAGGGAGTCGCGCACCCCGTCAGGAACACGCACAGCACCCCACTCAACACTAGGCGGGTCGGTTGATATGACACGGATAACCTCCTCTCGTTTTACCTTGAACCGCTTTCGTTCTGCGGCAAGGTCAGCCTCTAAGGTCACAATTCGCGCCTGCTGCTGTTCGACTGCACGGGCGTAATCCTTCCCGGCCTCTACACTAATACGCAACCAACGCGCTTTTTCGGACATTACGCCATAGTTATATGACGCATACGCCCCTGCGAGGGCGCACCCCGCCACCACAAGCGTGATGGCGAGGCGTACCCAAATCACTTGTGCGGGACGGGCGTCGAGGTCACAAGGCGCAGCGCAGCCACGGCGACGGCAATCGCCTGACCGAGCAGCGGCCCCCACGCGCCGAGCAGCGGCTCCCACGCCGCCTGATACTGCGCCACGGTGGACAGCAGCAGCAGGACAGCAGAAAACCACATGGTCTTGGATTTGAACGACCCGACCACCCAATCCTTCTTCGTCACTTCGGTTTCAACGGTCATAAATACCTCTTTAGAACTTTTGCAATTTCAGCACAACACTTTCTGCGGTTTTCCCTGATGCGCTCGGCGTGGTAAACAAACTCAGGTTCGATTATCACCGAAGTGCATCGGGTCTTGGCAAGCAGCGCAAGCGGGCCTTTGTTGGGGTCTTGCTGATACCACCCCGGCTTGACACCACGCGGCTTGAAAAAAGGTTCCATGACGGTTTGCAGGTCACGGGCTATCTTCATCCCCCGTGGCGATCCCGGCATATAAAGCGACTCGCAGCCCTCTGCGGTGGGCACAGCGGCGTTGAAGTGGACTTCCACCAGCACGTCATCCCGCGCTACACGTTCGTTTATCCACCGGATTTTACGCGATAACTCGTCGGGCGGTACAAACACCCCGCCGCCGATGCTGATAAGGATATCCAGCGCCCATTGCCGCGCCTCGGTGTGTTCGACAAAGCCTTTCCACGCCGCACCGGGCGCACGCGGGAAATGGCCTCCAGAAACGTAAATCATCGGAAAAACACGATGGTAGCAAGGATAGTCGCCATGCCGCCGAGCAGCATTACGCCAACCTTGATAAGCAAATGGTTAGTGTTGCTGATTTCCTTTTTGGCATCAGCAAGCGATGAACGAAAGTCGCTGAAATCGTCGCGGATGCGCTGATAACGCTCCGTGCAAACGTCTTCATGCGATCCCAACCGGCTTTCAACCTCGCGCAGTCGCCGCTCTTTGGTGTCCGTCCAGTCAGGCGGCTGCATCTTCCACCTGTGGCTGAATCTGCGCCTGCATCTTGACCATCAGAGGCCACGCGCCGCTGCTCGTCGGCAACTGTCCGAGCACTTGCAAGATAGCCTGCACTTCGTCGCGGGTGAGTTTGAGGGTAAGTTCCATGTGTGCCTCCTTATGTGTTACGGGCCAGCGTTGCGCCAAGCGCCGCCGGAGTAGAAGTACCAGCGGTTATTCGTGGTATCGACAACAATGGGTGCCATGCCCGTGATTGCGGTCGGCGTTCCGGTCGGCACGCCCGCGCAAGTCGGGACATACAGGAAGCCGTTGGTCGCGGTCGTGGCGAGAGCGGATTGTGCGCCAGCGCAGAAGTTTCCGGCAGCAGTAATTGATGCGCGAGTAATGTCGTTAGTTCCAAACAACAAATCAGAATTGGCGCGGTTCAAAACATACGCGACCGCAGAACCGACACCAGCAAGCAATCCGATGTTGAGGTTGCCAGACGCAGCGTTTGAAAACCCCAAGCCCGTGCCGGGGTCATTTATCGTGACCCTGTTGCCCGGCGAACTCGTCCCGATGCCGAGGTTGCCGGAGGAGTCGAGGCGCATGGTTTCAACCGGGCTGGTTCCGGTGAAGAACCGGATGAGCGAACCGTAAGGGCGCAATTCGCCATAAGCCGAGGTTGAGCGGTTGAACACCTGCATGATGCCGTTGGCAGGGTCAAACTCAAAACCTTGCGCCCCCGCATTGCTGACCACAAGTTTGCTCGTGGGCGAACTCGTCCCGATGCCGAGGTTGCCGGAGGAGTCGAAACGGGCGCGCTCTGCGCCGTTCACATCGAAGGTCAGCGGGGCCGCACCTGTGTAAATGCTAGCCAGAGCATCGGGCGTGCCGCCGAAGATGCGGGCGCGGTCGCCAAAGGCTGCAAAAGCGCCAGTTCCCCCCGCCAACTCCACGCGGAACATTGACCCCTGATTGGTGCCGCTGCCGCCCTTTACATTCACAATGCCGTTATTAGAACTTACTACAGAAACAGGATAAGACGGCGATGCGTTGCCAATACCGAGGTTTGTGCCGTCAAACACAAGAGCCAAACCGCTTGTTACCACCCTTGACGCATTGAGATACGCCACGCCGTTGACCGTTCCGGCGTTCAGCGTAAGATTACCCGACACATTAAGGTTTGTGTACGAACCGGGGTTAAGCAACTGGAAGCGCGTACCGTCGTACACGACAAGGCACACCTCGCCCGCGAGGATATCGCCCGCGACAAGTGCCGTAGAGCCGTGGCGCGTCACAGCCTTTGCGCCGAGGCCGTCCACGTTCAGCGTAACCGAGGTCGTGTTCGTAGCCGCAGCGACGAAGTAAAAGAGGTTGCCCGCCGCATACGCCGTCAGCGCAGGTGTACCTAGCGCCGTCAGCGTGTCCGTGCCGCTCACCGTCAACAACTGCGCCGTACCCGCCTGCAACTGCGACAGGCGCACAGCATCGCCGCCGACCGTACCCGCGCCGAGGCCCGTAATCTTAAACCCGCCCATCGGGATGTTGTTCGTGGGCGTGGTCTGACCGTCTTTCGTGATGCAGGTCGAAAGGCCGGTGGCAAGGTCAGCAGTCAGCGCGTTAAAGACGGTCGCGGAAATGACCGTGCCGCTGACTACCGGCTGACCGGAGGAGTTGATGACAAAGGTGCCGGTACCGTTAAAACTCACTTTCTTTTCTCCTTGCGATCAGCCGCAGCGCCCGCCGCGCCGCCAATAATAGCGTCTGCCGTTTCTTTTGGCATGGCGGTAGACGGTTGCGCCAAACGGTTTTGCAATGCGCGGCTCAATGCCAGATTACGCGCCCCATACCGAGCAAACGGCATGGCAAACATAGCCGCAGCCGTCCCGGGCGACTGAAGCGCAAAGCCAAGTGCCGCGCCGCCACCCGCCATCGTTGCATCTAGCGCACTTACGCCGGGGCCGCCGATACGCTCGGGCATCGCCGCTGCTCTCGGGAACGCGCCCGCAAAACGCGCCGCTGTTTCAAGTTCAGGCGATAGCGGCCTGTCCTTACGAAGCAACTGCGCGAGTTTTGATGCGTTGACGTTGCCCGTAGTCTCTAGCGCATTTTGCACGGTGTAAGTCTTGGCAATCAGCCGCCGCGCCTCGTCAAACTGACGCATCAACTGAGGATTGCCAGACTGCGCGACCTGCCGCCCTATCAAGTCCTCAATCGCGTCTGCCGCCTGCCGCTGCGCGTTGCCCAATGCGCGACTGTCCGGCGTTACGCTTTGCCCCGCCAGATTGTCCGTAGCCTGCTGCCGCAAAGACTTGATGTATTCAAGGCCGGAACGCGAGTCAAACCCCGGTCGAGCAAGCGACTTGACCAAACCATCAATCTTGTCAGCCGCCGCAAGCGAAGCATCAGGAAAATCTTGCTGAATGCGCGACGAGGCTGCGCGAATATTGGCAATGTCGTTAAAAAAGTCGGTATCCGGCGACACCCGCCCAACGCTTGCAACTTGCTCGTAAACCCGACCCGCCTTGTCCCGAACATCCTTTAGGGCGGACTTGGTAAGCGGCTGATTAGGCGACAGCCCAACCGATCGCGCCGCAAGTGCGTTAGTCACTTCCTGATTGCGAAGCGATGCCGTTTGCGCGGTGGCAATCTTGCCGCCGAGACTTTCTGTAGCCACGTTGCCCATAGTGGGCCTGATGGTGGACGGAGGCACGACATAGCCCGCGTCACGGGTAGCGGCAAACTCGCGCTCAACGTTGGTCGGTGCGCGTTGGAAGTTGGCGGGAGCCTGTGCGCCCATCTGCGGCAAAGGCACTTTTGCGCCAGCCAAAGCCGACTGCACTACGCCAAGCCCACGCTCTAGCCCCGTCTGCGCCTCGGGGACGCCTGCGCGGGTCATTGCGGCCTGTAGCGCCTGCGACGGCATCTGCTGATTGCTGCCCGTGGCAAGGTTGACGCCCGCCATTGCAGCATCGGCAAAGATGCCGGGGATAGCGGTTGCGCCCGTCACGATGTTGCGCCCCGTCAACGCCAACTGACGCGCCATGTCCTGCGGGAGCGTCCGCACCTGTTCGCCAAGAGAGCGAGAGGCGGGGGCGGCAGGCTGCGCCATCGCAGCGTCGTGCTTTGTGTAAGCCTCCTCTGGCGTTGCCGCCTCGTAGACTTTGCCCTCAATGCTGTATTTCGGCATAGCGTTACCTTATCGGCGCGGCGGCAGGGCAATGACTTCTTCTTCATCAAGCCCCGCGTCTTGATCGGCAGCAAGCCGAACCTGCTCTTTAAGGCTGTTAATGATTTGGAAATTGTTTTCGGCGCTTTGCCCAAGTTCAGGCAACTGCAAGCCGTACAACTGCTGTTCGTAATCGGACAATGCGCCCTCGCCCGGAATTCGCAGCGCCGACCGCATCGCCGCCGACAACTGCTGCCGGTACGACTCAAACAACTTGGCGTCCTGCGAGTCAAAGACGCGGCTTGCCATCCCGGTGACGCCAAGAACGCCACCCGTGCTTACTTTGTCCATCTGCTGCAGCAGGCGGCTTGCAACTTGGTCAACGCGCCGCACCGCCGCCGCCTTGTTCGACTGGCTGACCCGCTGCGCCTGCGGGGGAGCCTGAAGCACGACCATATCGCGCCGCCGAACAACCGTGCCGGGGGCAAACCCCGCCGCCGCAACTTCCTGCGGCGAAAGGACAGCGCCAGTCCCCGGAGCAGCGCCCGGAGCCGCTGCAGGGGGCGCAGCAGCGCCCGCAGCGCGAGAGGCAGGGGCGCGGTCAGGCTTTGGCACAAGTGCGCCGTAATTGCCCGTGCGTTCGAATTCCGCAAGGCTCTGCGGGGTGAAATCGCCGGGGGACGGCTTCCCAACGCGGCTGACAGGCTCAGCCTTTGGCACCAACGCGCCAAAGTCGCCCGTCTTGCGGAACTGCGCCACGCTTGCCGGGGTGAAGTCGGACGGGTTGACCGCGCCCACGCTTGGGGCTTCCGGCCTCTCCATCGTCCGCGCAAGCATCGCCGCGAGCATCGGATTGCCCTTGACCGCAGCGGTTCCCGGCGAGGTCATCGCAACGCGCAGCGCGTCCTCGGGCGACCGCTGGTATTCGCTCGTGACCGCAACCTCTTGCAGCCCTGACGCATCCGCAGGCGCAAGGCTGCGAACCGGAGCGCCACCCGACAGCCGACCGGCAATCTGCTCACCCGTGCGCGTCACCTCTGCCGCCGCCTTCTCCTCGGCCTCGTCAGCCTTACGCGCTGCACGGGCAGACAGAAACGCCTGCAAGCCCTGCACAAGCGGTGCAGCGGCAGGGATAGGTGCGACCCCCACATCTTGCGGGACATACGCCTGCTGCGCGAGGGCTTCAGCCATCCGGCGACGGCGACGAGCCTCGACCATCTGCTGATCGTATGCGGTCGGCGCGTTGAACGCCTGAACCTGCTTGTAACGGTTATCTGCCATTCATGCCACCGTAGGGGTTGGGCTGCGTGGTCGGCGCGAGGCTGAAAAACTGCTTCTTTTGCCCGTTCGCCTGCGGCACCGAAGTCTGGTTCTGGAGCAACTGCGCGAGTTTTTGCGGCTTGGTCGGGTCGGCCTGCCCCGCGTACAGCGTGTTCATTGGATTCATGTCTTAACCCCCACCCGGCTTGCCAAAGGGACTGCCGAAGAAGCCACCACCCGCCGCAGCGCCAAGCCCACCCGCGAGGCTACCGTACAAGCCCATCTTGGCGTTATACGCCGCCGTCTGGTTAGCGTAGTTCTGCTGCGCGAAGTTGCCCGCCGCTTGCGTAGCGCCGAAGATAGGAGCCGCCGCAACATCCGCGCCCTGATAGGCTTGGAACTGCGGCATCTGCACCTGTGCACCGCCCATGATCGCCGCAATCTCGTTAAGCGGTTGCGACCGCAACGCCAACTGCTCCTGCAACGCCGCCTGACGCTGCGCGTTTTGGAACGATGCCGCCGCCTGCGCCTGATTGAACCGCTGACCCTGCATCGCCGCACGCGCCTGCGCCTGCTGCAACGCCGTCTGCTGATTCTGCGAGAGGGCAGCGTTATACAGACCGGCAATATCCATGTCTTGACCGAACTGCTGACCGGCAGCGGTGTTGTACGCCCCCGCCGCGCCAAGCCCCTGCTGAAAGTTCTGCGCGATGGCCTGATTGCCCGCCGCCTGATTCTGCAGCGCCGCTTGGAACGCCGCCAACTGCGCTTCGTTGCCGAACTGACCCGCCTGCGCCCGCTGACCGAACGCCTGCTGCTGCGCTTGGTTCTCCGCAGCCTGACGCGCAAGGGCGTTCTGGAAGTTCTGCTGCGCCGCCGCGTTCTGCGCTGCGGTGGCCTGCTGTCCCGCGCCAAAGCCTGCCAGAGCGGACTGATTGGCAAACCCACCCAACGCCTGCGCCTCGCCCAAGCCCTGCTGACGCGCCGCCATATCAAGGTTGATGCCCTGCAGCGCCGCTTGCGTCCGCAGGTCGTTTTCCTGCTGCTGCTGCTCCTGAATGGCAGCGTTAAACGCCTCGCCGCCACGGACAAGACCCTGATTCGCCAATTGCGTTTCAAGTTGCGCCCGCTGACGCTGCAACTGCGGGTCAAGGCGCGACATGATGGCCTGCTGCGCCGTCATACCGGCGTTTACGGGCATCGCGGCGAGGTTGGACGTATCTAACTGCCCCTGAAGCGACGGAGCCGCAGGCCCGCCCTGCATCGCCGCAGCAGCGCCCGGTGCGCGGGCAACATCGCCCACGCCCGTCAGGTCGTACTGGCTGCGAAGCGACGGAGCGCCTACGCCACCCTGCGCAAGCCCGTACTGCCCCGCCGTGGGGCCGAAGTTGACCGGCAGCGCGTTCACGCCCGCACGAGCCTGCCCCATCGCGCCGAGATCGGGAGCCTCGCCAATGTCGCCATACCCGCCGAACTGGAACTGCTGCGCCGGAAGCCCCTGCGGGGTGAAGTTGGTGCCGTAGATGCTCGACACGCGCCCGATGGCCTGCTCACCAAGACCGGACAGCGCACGCTCGACGCGCTGCTGCGCCTCTAGGGTCGCCTGCGCCTCGGGGGTAAGGTACTGCTCAATCATCGGGGTATCCAAGTCCACCATTTCGGTGAACATTTCGCGGGTGGGCATCACATCGCCCAAATACTCGCCGCCGCCATAGCCCTGCGCCGCACGGGTAGCCGCACCCGGCCCCATGCCGGACTGGTCAAGGCGACCGCCGCCGAGAAGCATCGCGGTCGGAACCTGCGACCCGGTGGGCAGCGTGGTGAAGCCTTGCGAAAACTCCCGGTCATCCATGCCCAACGCTTCGCGTCGAGCAGCGGGCATACCGCTAGTCTTTGAGCCGCCATACAAGCCCATCGGCTCAGGCGAAACGCCGAGATCGGTACCTCCGCCCATTTCCATGCGCTGACCGCCGCCACCGGGCTGCATCGCGCCGCCGCCGATATCAACCGGAGCAGAGGGGGGCGGGGTGCCGGTTGAAGGTGCGCCGGTAGTTTGCGGCTGACGCGACCGCCAGTT